CAAGTAAGGCAGAAGCACTTGTCGCTGCTATGCCAGATGGAGCTAGAACAATGAAAGGATCAGGAAGCTCAGTGTCAGGATACTCTCTTTCTTCGTTTGCAGGGTCGTAAGCGTAGATAGACGAGTTGTACTCAATCATCGTCAAGCTAACTGTGCCATCATTCTCAATAGCTACAGACTCGACTTGGAAAGGCTTGGCGGTCCATGCAGGAGTTGGGTGGGTAACACCAACAACATCGCCTACAACAAGATCCATTGCTTCTGAAGTACAGCGAATATTAAGACCTACATCATCACGGGAGCGCAAACAAAATATGCGAGCCATGTCTCTAGCAGCGTAGTAATCAGTCACACACTCTAGATCAACATCATCCTTGAGCACATTACCCAAGTCTTCAGCAACAAATACCTGATGAAGCTCTGCCTCTGTGTAGAAGCCACCAGAACCGTTGTCGAAAGACGTAAGATTGCTAGATGATGGATCAGGCCAGAAAGCTGAGTCTACATTGTAATCCAAGCTCTTGTTGGGGAATTTAACCTCAATGATATTGAAGCGTTCATTCTTTTGGCCGCCACTGATATCAATACCACCAACAATCATATCTGGATCTATGGTCATGATTGGAGAGGTAGACTGATCAATCAACAGGCCGTACTTACCGTCACGATAAGGCAAGAAGCCACGGCATGACATCAAGATTCTTTCTACGTTCTCAAATAGCTCGTTATCAGTCTTGATAGCAGCGTTCAAAGAGAATAGCTTTCTGCCAGATGGACCACCAGAATATGGAGTGATAGTGAAAGAATCGATATCATCAGCAGCCTGTGCAAATGCAACCTCATCGATAGAGTCATCTGGCAAGTCTTTACCATAGCGATCATTTAACAGGTAATCACGCAAACATAGGGCAGCATTATCTGTCCATGCTGTTGTTTGTGTGCGAGGATCGTAGACCTTTTTACCTTTAACCAAGGCAGAGATGTCAGGAATACCTTGGAAAGCTTCATCGTTCCAACGCAGACGCACTGCAAGATACGCGAAGCCTGAGAGCTTGTGGCTAGATGTCCAACTTGGAGCTTCCTGTAGCACAGTGCTTGCAGCTTGACCGTCAGTACCGTAATGACGCTCAATGTAGATCTCTTGGTCCTGACCGAGGCGAGTAATGCCATTCAAGGTAACAGGGATAGATCCGAAATACTCAGAAAACTTGCTTAATGGCTTGTCATCGATCCAGATGTCATCGATGCTCTCAACCTCGCCCTCAGATAGGACGATAGCCATATATAATTCTTTGTTGTGCTTATCACCACCGAAATAAGGCTTTGTTTCAATAAATACGCGAGTACCGCCTGTGCGCCTCTCACCGTAGATTACAGGGACGCTTTCTATGGTTGACTCTTTGGTATACAAGATGCCTGCCATGTCGTCAGCGGCTTTCTTAGCTGCCTTCTGAGCCTTTTTAGCCTGATAGTAGCCTGCTGCTGCAAAGCCGATAGCTAAATAAATCAACCAAGGTGCGACCATTATTTACGTCCCCATTTAATTTCTTTTACTGTGGTGGATGAGAAATCCATGCCGCGATCATTCGGGAAGAATGCATTCTGTGAGTTGCTGTTTGTCTTTCTGCCACTTGTCTTTTCAAAGTCGGTCCAGTGACTAGCAACCTCTACAGAAACCTTACTATCCGTTCCACTATCAGCAATGGAGAACCCAACAATAATACCATCAAACACCATGAATGGTTGCCCAATGATAACATCATTTACATCTAAAACTGCTCGCCAAGCTTGGAATCTCCGGCCTATCTGATTATCACTCAGAAGGATAGAAACGTAAGATTGATCAACGCCTGATAGAGTAATGGAGAACTTATTACCCTTAAGTGAGCTAGTCTCTGATATACCACCAAAGTCTAGTAGATGAGAGCTAGGGTTAAAAGTCCCTAGCGTGACAGAAGTAACACTCGTCCCGTAATCGGTAATTCTCAATACGGAAGAGAAGTCAAAGCGCATTAAGTTTGCTAGGCGAAAAGAATCACCCGCTAAAGCAGTCTTAACAGATGAATTTATGCTGCGGCCCATTAGAGTACCTCGACTATCTCTAGCTCGAATTGTACCAGATTATCAACGCCTATTTCGTATTCTTGAATCTCATTTGCCAATCTACACGTAACCGTTTGATTGATAGAAGGATTCTTCGGGTCGGGCAGAGAAATATCAAACGTGTTTAACTGGCCCTGTAATGTATCTAGATAAGTATAGATCGTATCAAACTCAGCGCGAGTCATTGGTGGCCAAGATAATGTCCACATTCTGCGAGATGCGCCAATTGACCGTACTTGCATACGACCATTGATTGATTCCGATACTAACTGATAGTGCTTTTTACGCTCTTTGGCCGAAGCAAAAGCAGGTGTTGTAGGAAATGCCATTATACAATGCTCCGTCTACCACTATTGTTAACCGCCCTGTTAATCATGTTAACGATCATACCTTGGCGTGTAGCTAATAGTTTATCAAATCCTTCAGTATCTACAGCATTGATATTGAAGCTAACGCTAACTTCTCCACCGCCTTGCACCTGATCAGGCAGGCCGATTTTTTCATCAGGGTGAACGACTGCGAGCCTGCCACCAACACCATCCATACCGCCTGCACGTACACCGCCAACGATACCGCCACCGTCAAACGATGCGATAGTCTGGCCTGCAATAGCACCCGCAGCAGCATAACCAAGACCTTTAATGGTAGCAGCCATAGGAATGTTAAATGGTGGAGGCAAGGACTCAAGTGCTCTGGCAGAAGCAACCTCAGCAGACATAATTGCTTGAGCAATCGCAATACCTTGGTTGGCAACAAAAGCCGCTTTAGCCATTGCAGAGCCTTCGCCAAACACTTTAGCCAGTGCATCCAAGCTTTGTGTAGCTGACTGAGCCGCTTGCATAGCGTTCTGCTCCAGAATAGCTTTCTGTGCATCGCTTGCCTGCTTCTCAATCTGTGCTCTAAGCTCGGTAGCTTCCTGATCCGTAATCAAGCGTAAGGCATTAGCTTCCTCAATGATCCTTAGCTTCTCAGCCTCGTGCTGCTTTAGTAACTCTTGCTCAGTTCTGAATTCGTCCTCAAGGGCAGCTAACTTATCAAATACAGCAGCTTCTTTCTCGAATCCTGTATCAGTCTGTTCTTTAATCTGATTCTGAGCTAGTTTTGCCGCAGCCTTATCTTTCTCTTCCTGCTCTTTCTTAAGAGCCTCAGCAGCCTTCTCTCTAGCCTCTGCCTCACGCTCTAATTCAGCGACAGTGTTATGTAGCGCAAGAGCTTCTTCAATTTGAGCATCAGTAGCACCTTGCTTACGCATGGTATACGCAAGAATCTGAGCCTCTGACATACCGTAGGTTTCAGCTTCTTCCCACAGCTTATCTATAGTGTTTGCAATCTCTTCTTGGCTTCTTTGAAGTGCTTTTTGTTGCTCGCTGTAACCTTCTGGTTTTTTTAGAACATCTTCAAGTTCTTGTAAGCGTTCAGATGCAGCAATAGTTCTGATGCTTAATAGGCGATATTGTTCTGCTATTTTCTCTACTTCTTGCTCATTGCCCTGTCTCGCGGCAGAGGCAAGTTGGATATTAAATAACTCAAGCTCTGCTTTTGAGTCAGCTACCTTCTTGCGAAGGTCGTCCATTTTTCCGACAAGCTCAACCCTTGCAAGATCTCTTGCAGCACCAGAAGCATCTTCATACTTTGACTTTATTGTCTCAAGAGAGGTAGAAAGCTCTTCCATCGACTCTCTAGCCATTGTCGTGGCAGATGCTGCTGTGTACATAGCTCCGCCAATAGCGGCAACAGCACCCGCAATAGCACCCCAGTGACCAAAGATAGAAAGGATCTGTGATCCCTGCTGAGCCATGATGATACCGGCGTTGGTATTCATCTGCATTTGCACTGTAATATCTTGAATTTGGTAGCCTAATTGACCAAACATCGCGTTAAACTGGCGGCCTTTACGAGTAGCAAACTGGAAGCCTTTATCGGTCTTCGTTAGCTCCTTGTTGTGCATTTGAAGAGCCTTCATGGCCTTTAGCTCTTCGCGTGTAGCACCCGCCTTTAACGCACGATATCTTTCTAGGTGATCAGATCCTCTGCGAAGAACCATGTTCTGTTCTTGCAGGCTCTTAACCATTTGCTCGACAGCACTTCTACCTTTCTGAGTGGCAGCGGCCTTAAGCTTCTCTGCATCTGCTGCGCGCCTCATTTCCTCCTGAAGCGCACGTTCTGCTTCGATACGGTCGTGAGATGCATTAATGGCAGCAATCTGATCAGGAGTGGCATTAGACATTGACGCAGCATAAAGATCAGCAGCCCTCTTACCTTGAGTGAGAGCTACTTCCTGTTCTTTAAGCTTTCTTACTAATCTTTCGGCTGTTAGAGAGGTGGCCTTCGCAGCCTTATCTACCTGACTGTAGACTTGGGTTGCGTTGGTCTTTATTTGTATGTCTAGAACTGTTCCGTCTACGGTACTTGCCATTATTTTTCTCTCTATGCTGCTTTATCTTGAGATAGGCGAACCAATGATTGTATTCCTCGACCGTCATATCCAGAACAGTTTGCAGGGGCTGACCAAGATGTTCAGCCAAGAAGTACATATAATATACCTCTGTTGGCTCACCTTGATCATTGGTTAGTTTTTTTCAATTTCCTCTTCGCCACTGCTGACGTTGAGAACAAAACTAGCCAATCTCTGTACGATATCTGGATCTACGCTTTGACGTAGCTTCATCTTATCGCCTACATCAAATACGCTCTGATCCTTGCCGTCAACTAAACCAAAGATTACGGCATAAACCATATAATCCGTGGTGTCTCCATCGGCTCTGGCCAACCATTTAGCACGGTCATCCATAGTTAAATTCTTTGAGTAGAGAGTCACATCCCATTCAGGGACATGAATCTCTCTCTTCGCTTTAGAACTGAAATGGCTTACCGCCTTATCAATCAAGCTCATATATCACCTTAAGCTACAGTTTCTTCTGTTAAAGCACCGTTGCCTGTCACTGAGAAAGAAGCCTCAACTAAGCCGTCAAACGATGCTGACTTACTTACTGAAGTGATAATAGCAGAACCTGACCAATATTTGTTAGTCGAGCTGTTGCCATTTGGATAAAGGTTAAGAGTAATCTCAGCACCAACAGTCAAACCTTGCTGACCTGAATCAGAGGCATCCCAGTAAGCGTTGAAAGAAGAGGTCCAAGATTTCAATGTTGATTTGTTGCTCACCCAAGAATCACCCATTACGGTGTCTGCTACAACTTCAGCAGATTCTTCTAGTGACCAATCGCGGATTTCAGCTACGGCACTCGCGCCAACGTATACCGCACCAAACTGACCAGTTGATGTTGCCATTTTTAACTCCTGCGCCTAGTGCGCGTTATACAGTGGGCGATCCTTCTTTAGTGTGATAAATCACCTCAACGGTGAATTGACCCACAGCTACAGGCTGATCGCCATCGCCAGAGAACTGTGCATCAAATCCTGTGACCTTAACGTCTTTTACCAAGCCACCTAGCGTTACATCAGAGTAAACTGCGGCTTCGATTTCGGCACTAATGTCATCAAGCTTGTTATCGTAACCAGTGTTCGCTTTAACGTAGGCTTCGACCTTTACATTAAGCGTTCTCTCCTGAGTACGAGGTAAGCCCATTGTAACATAACTGGTGCGTTCAGCATCTGTGTAGATCAGAAGGCACGGCAGCTTCGGGCTTGAAAGCGGTCTTACTCTTGAGGCATAAATACTGCTGCCAGTAGTCGTAAGGCCAGTTAATAGAGTCTTTAATGACTCCCTGATCGATTGCCTTATATTCATACTACCTCTAGCATCACAGCGGTCATGCCAGTACCGTCTGACATCACAACCGTAACCTCGTAAGAACTACCGTTGTATGCTACAGAATCACCTTCAGCTATAACGGGTACATCTGAGGTGCGGCACATAAACTTTGGCTCATGGACAGCGAAATCTACCTCGCCACCACTCACCTCTCTAAATTCATCATCGAAGATTACTTTAATGGTGACAGATGAGCCGCCTTGCGGAGTGTATGTCACATCAACGCCAAAGTCGTTCAGAAGAATCAAGCGATCTTCATCTGTCTCAACCATTATTCTTCGCCTTCAGTAGGTTCTTTCTTTGCTCGCTTGCTTTTTGGTTTGGCAACACGAGTCTCTGTCTTGGCAGCTTCATGAACAGGCATGACGAACCCCAAGTTAACTAAGCGAGTTACACGCTCAGCATCAGCATCTATTTCTTTTCCGGCCTTATATGAATGACCGTCAATTACTACATCTTTCAAGACTTCAAATTTCATAAATCCTCCAGAGGATGTAGGGGGCAGTTGCCCACCCCCTTAAATCACATCAGTGATTAAACGCCATCGTTCGATACACAGAACGCTTGAGCGTGACGTACTGCACAGTCAACAGACTGCAATGCTACTACGCGAACAGTACCTGAAGTGCTGTTGGTGTATGGATCTACTACTAGGTCCAAACCGCCAAACATTCCCACCAATAATTGTGAGAAATCGCCCAAGAACACATCGCCTGCAGTCACTTGGTTAGAAGTGATTGCACGGTAGCCGTTTACAGTGCCGCCATTCTCATAAACGAACTGAGCTGTGCCAGAAGCTTTCTCAGTAGTTTTGAGTGCGCCAACAGTTGCAGAAGGCATGATGTAGCTCAAGCCACCGCTTACGTTATCGCTACGGATAGCTGATTCCATCGCTACGATTTCAGCAAAGCTTGGGTTAGCTGCACCGAAAGTAGTGGTGTTAACGCCTGAAGTAGACTTGATGCCAGTTGGAGCACCGCCAGTGCCGTCACCTGCCAAGGCAGCCAAGTCGATAGCCAATGCTAAAGCTTGAGCCAAGTCGTCACGTACAAGGGCTTCTACGTCCATTGAGCTTTGGATCATAAGTTGACGTGTAATGTCGGTGAACGCACCCAAAGTTTTAGGGCTGAGGCTCACAGAACCTACTGTCATCTCGCTTTCAGAGGCATTGCCGCCTTCAGTGCTGATCCAAGATGCTGCAGCAGCAGTCAATTTCTTAGGAATCTTCACATCGCCAGAGAGGCCATTCAACATACGTGCGCCTGCTTGCATTACGCTTGAGCTGTTGCGAAGTACATCGATGAACTCGTTGCCACGGTAATCTTCACCGAACAAGCTTGCTTCGTCTGAAGAGTTCAAGTCACGCTTCCAGTTACGCATAACTTCAGCAGGTAGCATGATACCTTGAGCTGTACGACCGTATTGCTCTGCAGCAGCACGTGAACATTCGAATTCGAAAGCAGCAGCTTCTTGAGCTCTACGATCAGTTGGGTTAGCCAAAGCATGGATAGCACGTAACAAAGAGAAACGCTGAGTTTCTTTCTGAGTCATGCCGATTTCTTGCTCTTCTAAAGCGCGTTGTGAGCCTACAGCTTCCAACAATTCACCACGGAACTGTTCGATTGATAGACCTTCCTGAATAGCTTTTTGAGCTAAGTCAGAACGCTTATGACGAGCACCAAGCTCAACGATTTGAGCTGCATTGCGCTGTGCGGTCTTCATGGCTTCTGCCTCAACCGCTTTGATATCAACTTCAGACATAGTAGTCTCCTTAATGAAGTTTGTTTCTATTTTGGGTTTTGTATCTGAGGTTTTCGCAGAACGCCCTAAACCAACCGACTCGTCAGCAGGCAGACTAACCAAACTTACCTCCAACGGACGCCATTTCTTAGCCACATAAGTGTCTTTTCCACGACCCCGCTCTAGCTTAGTTATCGAATACCCAACAGAAATATTTCCGCGAATATTATCGACAACATCCGTAAACATCTCAGCACCTAGTCCGGTTTTGCTAAACCTTACTTTAGCTCGTAGACGGCGAGCTTCGGTGTCGAGAGTTACACTTTCTACCACGCCAATCATGGCGTTCGGATCATGGTCCTTCAATAAGGGAGCACGACCTGAGTTAAGGAAGCTTAAATCAATAGCTTCCTCGGTATGTTCTAATATCTCCATGCCGAATGAACGCTGAACTGGTGCTTCGCTAGATACAGCGACCATCGCAGTGCGATTCTCTTCATCGACAGGTGAACCTGACATAGAGTATGAGCGGTGCTGAATCTCATCAGAAGAGAAGCGAACCTCTTCTACTTCAGTTTCCTCAACAGACTCTTCAACAACCTCAGCGGCACGTTCTTCAACGACCTGCTCTTCGGTTGTGACATCCTCTACAGGTTGGACAGACTCTTGTTCTGCCATTACTTCTTCATTCTTCTCCATCAGTATAGCCCTCTGGTGGAACGGGTGTAAAATTAGCTCCGTATGGCTCTAAAGCATACTGCACATCAAATTGATCCATCAATGTTTTGTCACGCTGAATCTGTGACAACAATTCTTCGGCATCCTTGCCAAACTGAGCAGCAACGTCCTGTAATGATAGAACACCACTCTTCAATCCGGTAACTGCGGCATTCATTTCCTTAACTGGGTCAACCCAACTCCAAGAGCGACCTCTGAACTCAGTAGCTTCAGCAAACTTGTCAAAACGAGCAACAGGGATGCCAAATGAGTTTACTTCCATTGCAGCAGACAGCCAACGCTCAAAAACAACACGTACAAAGTGATCAATGAAGAAGCTTTGTAGGTTTTTGTATTGGTCGCGCTCATCAAGAGCACCCTGTCTAATACTACTGTAAGAAGTAGCCTCTAAATCGTTTGTTAGCGCAGTATATGAAACACCAAGGCCAGACGCGATTCCTTTCAGCATGGCTTTATTGAATGAATCAAACTCGCCATTGGGATATTGCGGGTCAAAGCTTTGGAATGACACTCCGGCAGGCAACTGGTGGAAGCTCGCAGGTTCTGCTTCCATGATAGGGACGTTGTTATCCATATCGTCAGCCATGAAACCATCGCCATCAGGAGAGGTAAAGAAACCCATCTTAGACGCACCAACGCGAGCATTGATTACCGCTGCGACTCTAAATCCATCTAGCTGCTTAAGACCATGCATGACCGGAGTCATCCAAGGTTCGCCACGGCTCATTCCGGTACGAGTTTGCTGATAAACGTGGATCACTCTATCCGCAGGTATACGAGTACGCTTTCTGCTAGAGCTTAGAGCGGTATATTCCATGTCATTGGGGTGATTAACGAGCATATGGTACGCAACAGGGCGTCTAAACTCGTCAAATTCAACACCCATACGGACTCTATTGCCGTTATAAGTGTCGTTATAGTCTTCATCTACACGATCAGGCTCAACAAACTCAAGGCTAATAGAATCGTGAAATTTCGAGCTACGATGAACAATAATAAACGCCTCACCATCTCTCACCACGCTCTCTATGACCAGTTTTTGTACATCAACCCAAGTCATGTTGCCGCTAACGGTACAATTCTGGATTTTGCCCCAAGTTCTGAACGCTTTTTCGACTAAATCATTGCCGACTGAGTCCAAAGTTCCGGCAGAGTTCATCGCTTTACACTGTGTAGTGAATCCACGGTCGCCAACGATGTTATTCTTCATCAAGTTGACGTATCTGCGAGCATATTCGTTATTTCTTACCAGTTCCCGTGATCTAGCACGTAGAATCTTGATAGCAGGACGCAATTCAGCGTCTGCAGAGCGATCAGTTGTGGCAAAATCAGCAAAAAGGCGGCTAGTTGACGCTGCGGCATAACTACGCTTGAACATCTTTTTAGGCTGCTCTTCCTGCCTTTTAAAGCGGTCAAATAATCCCATTAGAATTTCACCTTAATTGTTGCGCCGTTTTTCTTGCCACGTTTAACCAATTCTTGGTTTCGGTAATGCACAACTTCCTTCTTGTACATTGAGCGTAGCTCATAGATTTCGCCATAAGTCATTTTCTTTAGCGATCTACCGTTAACCGTATACTCGGCAACGTCACCACCTGCAGCTTTAGCTTCTAATGCTTGCTCCAATAGGGCCAACATTCGCTCTGCGTGTATGCGCGGATCTGATTGATTATTATCTAAATCTGGGACGGCTACGAATGAGCCTGTGTCTACAACAATCCTGTTACCAGAGCTAGTTTGAGTAATTTCTAGCTGCCAGTGATATTCACCTTCAGAAAAATCAGCCGAGTCAGCACTAGGCACTACAAACAGGAAAGAGTTCTGGTATGCCGAGCCTGAGAGCTTTATTTCATTCTCGCCACCGCCAGTAATGCGAGCAACATACTCAGCAGAATGCTCTAAAGGGTCGTAAATACTGGCTATATCGGTGCGTTTCCATTGGATAAAGTCGCCTACAACAACCTTTGTAGGTTCTCCCTCTGGGGCATAGCTAGGATCAAACAAATTTGCCATATTCATCGCCAAGAATTAACAAAGCCCTTGCCTGCTTTCGGGACAAAAGACTGTTTTTGCGCCACTTTTTTCTCTGGTTTAGACTCAATTTCTGAGCCTTTTGACGCTATTTTGTCAGCCAGAGCATTGACATTTACACCAATTATAACATATGAACTATACAAATAAACTAAACAATCAAGTGCTTCGTTTCTTCGCCTGCGTTTTACGTACTCTCTACGCTGAAATCCTTTACTATATCTAGTCACTACCTTCTCAGAAGTCAACTGTTCAAAGTACTCATCATCTAGCTTATCACTGAAGTAAATCTGACCTTCAGAATGGTCGTTGATGCGTAATCTGGCAAATAGCATGTCCTTGACGGTATGTACGCCAACAGGGAATAGACTGACTCGACCAATGTTGTTCTTTGACGGCCTTCCAACCATTGGCTTGCCTTCGCCACCGACACCCTTGATAGCAAATACCCGTCTTCCTGCATGTTTCTTACAGAACTGGTAAGCTTGTTGAGTATAGTGGCCGCCAGTATCTATACAGGTGGCTCTAACCGTCATTTCTCTGCCGTCTTCAGTCAAAAACGTCCTAAATAACTGTGATTCTAGGTTGTTCCACAAATGTGGTGTCGATGGATCACCCTGCAATACAACATGGTCGTAAACATGAATCCTTTCGCCACGGGACATCGATGCGAATGTCACCTCAATTCGATCATCCTGAACGTCACAACCTGCCAATAAAACAGCAGATTCAGCAGGCAATTTATCCATAGGCTCACGCCTACTTTTGAGTTCATCCTCCTGCAAAGACTCGCCATCAGACTCCCATGTCTCACCAAGACTGACGTTAACAAATGACTGTAAATCACCTGTAGCTTTCTTCTCCAAGAATGACCTGACAATGTCCCTCCATCGTCTAAAGCCGGAATAAAGCTCACTTAAGTGGTAACTAGCATGACCAGTAAATGGCTTTTCTGCTATCCACCGACCTGCTCGAAGTGCTACACGCTTTTCTGTGTCAGATATTGGTGAGCCGCATTCCTGACAGACGTAAACAGCAGTGTCCGGCAAATGAGTTCCGTTATCATCTTTGTCCCATACGATTTGCTTCCACTGTAGGGTGATTTCGCTCTCACAGTGAGGACATGGGATGTAATATCTACGCATGTCACCATCTTCGAACGATGATTCGACAAATGAAGAGCCTTTTATGGTCGGGGTCGATGTGACGAGCAGCTTACGTTGGTCACTATAGGTAGCAGCCCTCTGCCAGAGCAGTGAAACGGGGTGTCCCTCAGCGTTATATTCGTAACCATCAACCTCGTCACAGAAGATCTTTGGAGCTGATCTGCCTCGCATGGTCCTCGGTGAACCTGCCCAACTAAACATCAGGAAGCCGCCAAAGTAGGATTTCATGTTCTGATTGTTAACGCCTTCCCTAGATCTTGGCTTGGCAATGCGCTCAGTCAGGGATTCATTGGTATCAACCATCGGGTTGAACTTGGTTTCTAGCCACGTATGCAAGTCACCTTGAGATGGCTGCATCATAATCTGACTTTGTGGGTCATGCCCGATGAAATAGGCCAAGGCACAATTTAGAATCTGGGTTTTACCAGTTTGTGCTCCCCACATGAGAGTGATGCGCTCTACGGTCTTATCAGCAAATAGATCAAGTGGTTCTCTCTGATACGGAGCGTTATCAAAGCGGATTTTGCCACTGATTGCGTTGCCGACAGGTATCTTGATATTAGCTTCGGCCCACTCGGAAGGACTTAGCTTTGGTGGCGGCCTTAGAAATTCCTTCGCGTATCTGTAAGCCTGATCGATACCGTCAATATTTGAGTAATCACTCATCAGCAATTGCCTCAAGTGCCATGTCAATTTCGTCCAGTATGGTGTCTTTGATCACCACTTCGTCCATTTCACCGACAAGCCGTAGAGCACATCGTTCAGGTATACGCCTGATTGCAGTGCGTAGTTCAGTAAACCTGTTGCTTAGCTCGGTCTTCATTTGACCAATATCGACAACTTCACCTTTCTTCTTAGCTATTTCCAGTTCTGCTAGTTCAGCTTCTGCGGCTAACTTCCTGCGCTGAGCCTCTTCCTTGGTGATGGAATCGCCAAAAGATGTAGCTGATGCGACCGAACGCTTTTTGTACCATTCGATAACTTCACGACTGTCTAGTCGGTAACCTTTCTTACCTTGGACATAGTCCTCTGCAACAGGGCAACCCTCTTTAATCCAAAGCCTTAGAGTTTCCTGTGATTTGCCGACTAGCTTGGCCATCTCTGAGATAGTGCAAAGCATAAAATCCTCCTGTTGATAAACATATTGTATACAGATCTATTGATAAAGGAAGTATTTGTTTTGTTTGATCTGTTTTATGAATGATAAAACTCTTAGCGTTAATTAAAATAGATCGCAGAGTCCAAAAACCGCAGCGCGCAGTCACCCTCCGGCCAGATTTTTTATAGTACCTTTTAGCATTTGCGGGATTTGTTCT